TGCCGCGTTCATTTTATTTTCTTCTGAAGCGACGATGATGAGTGGTACGGTTCCTGGTGCGGCTGGAAGGTAAAACGATTCGTCAATTACTGTTACGCTTACGCCGGGTGAATTAAGTGTGGCCATTTATATAATCTCCATGAATACATGTTGTTCAAGTATTTATGGCATTTTGATTTTTTATGGTACTTATAAGCCAAGAAAAGGCTGAGAAAAGGCTCAATTATTTTAAATATGACTATGAGACCACTATGTTTATGCGGCCTAAGGCCTGTTGCAGTTAATTATTACAAGAATATAAAACCATACTATCGAAGTCAATGCGGCGCATGTTTACGTGGAGTAAAGCGGCCCCGATGGCAAAGTTCGGGCTATGTGATGAAAGCTAATTGTGATAAATGTGGGTTTAAATCACCGCACAAAGAAATATTTGCAGTATTTCATGTGGACGGTGATTTGAACAATTGTCGGCATGCTAATTTGAAAACAGTATGTTCTAACTGTGCTCGGATTCTACATAAAGAAGGGATTCGCTGGCGTCAAGGGGATTTGACACCAGACCTTTGACCTGTGCAAACAAGTCATCAATAGTACCATTATTGTCCATGATTGCATCAAAGTCAGTGCCAACCCAAGCAGTTTCGCTAGCGTGAATTTTAAGTCGTTTTATACGTTCACTACTAATGGCGTAACTCATATTCCTGTCGCCGGCATTCATGTTTATAGCGTCTTGATACCAATCTGGTTCTAAGCCGCGTGTAACTCGTACAACTATTCCACCTGCATCTTTAATTGATTTAATTTCGTTAGGAAATCTGCAATCGCTAATAACAATATCGTCTGTGCTATTGCGTAGTTTGTTTTCCAATGAAGCGATCCAAATATCATCGTGAAAACCTTTGCGGCAAACTTCTGTACCCCAGTATTGTAACACCCAGCGGGGAGTTAAATTAGGCATATCTAATCGTTCTGCCCACCATGGATCTACTTGTTCACGCCATTCACGGGCTTGTTTAGTACGACCTTCAAGCATTGTACGGTCCCAACCAAATACATGTGCTACCGCATCTTTAAGACTGTTAGCAAAACTTTCTCGTCGAAAACCGTGAAAGTTAGTAAGATAATCGGCAATAGTATCTTTGCCAGAACCAATAAAACCGCACACACCTATGATCATAGAACCCCCTAAAGTACTGCTAGTATATAACAGTTTTATTACAAGGTCAAGATATTTTTAATCAATTATGGCATCTATGGCAATCGATATTCTGTCCGATTGCGGTAGTTTGTTGGCTGATACAGTATGCATGATCCAAGAAGGAAATATAATTAATTTTCCAGTTTCGGGTGGAATTGTGCAATGCCACGAATTGAATAAATTATTAAAATCTTTGTGTTCTTCAGGTATGGCATATTGAATAACAGTATCCAACGGGGATAGCAATACAATATTTCCATTTGCGGGAGTACCTGAACCCTTTACATAATATACCGCGCTGAATACACTACCGGGGTGACAATGGGGAAGATCTATTGGGTTAGAGTTGTTGATGTTTGCCCACCCTTTGGCAATTTTAAATTTTGTACCCGGTTTAAACCCCAGTTCCAAATGCATTATATCTAATCTATTTTGTATTTCGGCAAGTAACGGCTGTAGTTCAACTGTTGTAAGATCCAATGGGCCGCTTTGATTTGGGTGACCCACTACATTGGCAATAGTTTTTCTGCAAAAACTTTCTAGAGCTTGATTATCTACTGATAAAAAATCTACCCCAATGGGTGTAGTGAATATGTGTTGGATGTCCATACAGTATATAACAATTCTACCATACAGACAAAATATTTGTTAGCCAGTTATGAAGTAATAACCAGTTCCGCCAGCAATCAATGTTTCCAATTCTTTGTCTAAATTGGTAATTTCTTCTTTAGCTTCGGCTAAAAGTGCTGTGCCGTTCAACGTGATTGGCGATCCAGGGCCTGCAATTGATCCAAATTTACTACGTGCTTGTCCAAGCATTTGTTTGCTGGTGGCAAGAGTATAATCTTTTAACCATTGCTTGGCATACACATCTTGTAACAAAACCCAGTCTGGGCGATAGTTATAACTTTGCACAAGAATTTGTTCGCCTTGTGCAAACGGACGTTGCAAAATATCTAACAAGTGGCTAGTTGGTTTCCATAAAAATTCTATGTAACTACCAAACATACGCCCTACCAATTTTTGATATCCAGCAAATGCATCGTAAGTTGCTAGACCGCCCATCATGCTACCTGACATAAGATAGGTATTTGTGTAGGCTAGGTTAAACGGTTCAAATAAAGTACCACCTGCACCAATTCCACTTCTTGAGCCAATAGCTCTACGAAATACTTGACGGACAGTAATAACTTCATCGGGCAGTCTGTATTCATTTTGATCCTGTATTAATTCTAAGAACAAATAGCTTTCTTCAACAGCGTTGGGACTGCGCTGTCTGTAACGATTTAACGCACGATCCAAAGCAGTTTCGTAATGTATAGGGTCTAATTCTACATCAATCATGCCGTCACCAAGCATTTGACGTACATAGTCAAATACTTTGTTGCGTTCTGTTACGGAATTAGATTGCGTACTTGGGGCTAAATCATCCATGTTTTGTTCTCCATGTATATTTAGCTGGCGATAAATATCATATGCCACGCTTATCCCTATTCAAACCAGAAAAAGGACTTGATTACAAGTTCATAGACCGTCAATCCAGCGAGATGTTTCAAGCTGGCGGGACCGACGTATATTTGCACAAATACATAGGTGCAAATACCACTGCTGACAATTCCAGTGCGGCACAACCTGTGTACGCTAATCGAGATGTGACCAACATACAAGATTTGTTATTTTTAGAAAATCGTGACGGAACTTACGACACGCAAATTTATCGTATTCGCGGACTTTATAACGTAGCAAACATTGATTTTAACCTAAGTCAGTTTGGTTTGTTTATTGACAATGACACATTGTTTATGACTGTGCATATTAATGATTTTATCAAGTACATAGGCCGTAAACCCATAAGTGGTGATGTGCTAGAATTACCGCACTTGCGTGATGATTTTGCACTGAATGATTTTGATTTTAGTTTGCCAAGATACTATGTTATCGAAGATGTAGGTCGTGCTAGCGAAGGTTTCAGCGTTACGTGGTTTCCGCATCTATATAGATTAAAACTCAAACGTGTTACTGATAACCAGAAATTTGCGTCGATCTTTAATGAACCAGCAAAAGATGCCAACGGTGATCCAGTGGCAAACACTACCTTACGAGACTTGTTGAGCACTTACAATGCTGAACTCAATATCAATGACCAAAATGTAGCACAAGCAGAAGCTGATGCTCCCAAAAGCGGGCATGAGACTAGACAGTTTTACACCATGGCCGCAGATCCAATTACCGGAAAACAAATATTGTCAACTGCGGATGAAACAGACATACTTGCCAGCGGTGTTGCACAGAATCTCAATGCCAGTGCTGTATCAGCAGTGCCACAACGTAGCGGTTATACTGGTTACTTGTTGGGAGACGGGTATCCAGACAACGGTTATGAGTTTGGATTTGGAATACAATTTCCCAACAGCCCAGTAGCCAACGATTTCTTCCTACGCACTGACTTCTTGCCCAATAGATTATTTAAATTCAACGGCAATGGTTGGATTGCTTATGAAGACAGTGTGCGTATGAACATGACCAATAACGATACTAGAAACACATTAAAAACCAGTTTTATCAACAACACCAATTATCTCTATAATGATAGTCAGGCCAGTGATGCTGTCAAACTAGTTGTGGATGCAACAACTGTTCGAACTCACGTGCCATTCACATTTGCCACCAGTGCGTATGTGGTATTAAAATATCAAACAACCACACTGGCCTATGCATTAAAAGATCACGTTGGCCTGTTTACCAGCTACCAATATACAAATTTGGACGGTGTTGTTACACCATGCATACAGATCAATTTACCACTGGTTTCAAATACAACCAATGTAGACGGCGGTGGAGCACTGCAAAGTTATCCGCCTTCGAACACACAAAAAGAAGATGGTGGCAGTGCGGCCAGCGATAACCCAAGTGGCATATTGGATGACAGCACACAAGAGGTGATTCCATTCACTGGCATATGGACTGTCACATTCTATAACAACAGAGAAGAACAGCGTCAAAGTATTACTAAGGTGCTTAAACCTAGGGCAGATTTCTAATGCAATTTTTTTACGATGGTCAAGTAAGACGATATATCACACAAGTTATTCGTGTGTTCAGTAACTTTGTGGTCAAATACGGTGACGGTAGCCTACATAGAATACCAGTCATGTACGGAGATCCAGACAGACAAGTGGCCAGTATTATTCGCGGCAACAGCGAAAACAAAGTAAACAGTATCCCACGTATTGCTGTTTACGTAGAAAGTTTAAGCATGGATCGTGATCG